ATCAGGAAGGCTTCTTGCTCTTTTTCCCACTCGGACATTTTAGCTCCAACTCGTTAGGACTGAGATATTGATGTTACATGTAAGTAGATCACCTGAGACAGCACTCAGTACAGCCGGGGCCGATACCTCTGTGACGTTATAGGTGTATGAGGATGCAGCGAGTAGATTGAACACTCGGACTACATTGTCCTCAATTCCATTGAGATTGCCTTCGTTATCGAGCAACGGAACCATGACTGAGATTGTGAAGTTAGCCATTGGTGAGATAGATGCATGCCATCCGTTAGACGGAGAAATATATGGGTCGCTCGGAGAAATAATTACGCTGTTTGCGGTTGGCGCAGGTGGCGGAAAGCTGTATACGGAAAACTTAGTATTGTCTACGAGAGCTGCGGCGATACCTGCTCGGAGTGTTGATATGGCGGCCATTAGCCCACCATCGATCTCGGATCAAGATATGGTGCGAGCATTCCACGGACGCGTGCTAGGAGTGTATTCCCGAGGCGATATGGTGAAGGCTGGAATCCATCGATTGTCACTGATCCACCGCTAGGGCTCTGTCTGTTCTGCCAAATGTCGATCGCAATCATGAGCGATGCTTCTTGAATCGCTGGGACTGTTGCAGGATCAAGATAAGTTTCAGCTGATAGTAAGCCGTAAGGGTTGATTGGATGGCGTGGAGTCACGGCGTTGTTGTTGCCTGTGATCGCGTAAGTGATGGAATGAGTGTCGCGACCTGTGATGGTCTTTGATCCATTGTGCTTAGATCCTGCGCCTGTGATCACGACAGTCTGACCAACATATAACTGTTCGGCAATAGATTCTGCAAAATAAGATGTGCCTGTGTTGGCTGTGTTGCTATGCCCAATTATAGAAAGGGTGTTTGACCAAATGAAAGGGAGAAGCACGTTATCTGCGGCGTCGCAGACAGATTGAAGTGTGGCATCTGAATACAGGGTGCCAACTCCGAGTGCGGCTCTTAATTCCGCAACTGTCGTGAGACTCATGCTTTGATCCTTTCTAAAGACTGGCTGGGTAGAAGGGCACTACCCAGCCAGCGACTTAGGGAGTTACTTACGACTTGTTATTCTGGAATGCGCCTGCTGCAACCTTAGTTGCGATTGCGCCGTAGCCGTAGTAGCCGATTGTTACTTGACCTGCGGCTGTTGATTCAGCGCGTAGGCGATAGGTTGGTGACTCGTACCATGTATATGCATCTGGGTTAACGATAAGGATTGTTCCATCGCCATCGCCAGCATTTGTAGGATCGACGTAGAGGTTAAGACCTGCAACGTTACCTGTAAGTGATGTAGGTGCTACAACTCCGCCTGCGTTCATTGGCTGTGAAGCTGTGTAGATTGGGCGTCCTGCATCGTTAAGAGACATGATGTTTGACCATTGTCCTGTAGATACGATCATGTTACGAGCGAATGGATTTGGAAGTCCTGCTGTTGCTCCATAGACTGAAGCTGATCCGCGAGCAACGATTCCGAGAAGCTCGGCTGCTGTTGGGTAGGTTGCAACGCCTGTTGCGTCAACTGTTGCACCTGTGATGAGTGCTGCGTTAACTGCTGCGTTAGTTGACTTTGCATAAGCGGCAGCCATGTTGCGAACGAGTTCATCGAAGAATGCTGGAGATGTACGATCTAGCAATTCTACTGAGAAGACCTGTTGTCCTGCGTACTTTGCAACGCTTACGCTTAGGAATGCAGAGTTCTGATCTGTGTTAGAGAATGCTGCATCTTCTGCTGCAACTGCAACTGTTGGCATTGCTGTGATCTTTGGGATCTCAAATGTCATACCAGCATCAGGAAGCACTCCACGAGAGATTGCATCGATTGATGGGCGGATTGTGGTTCCAAGAGGATTGATGATCTCTGAGAGTTGACGTGTTGGTACTAGACCAGCGTTGTCTGTTGTGTTGTCTGCTGCTGCGATGTACTGACGTGCTGAATCATCGCCGAGCGCAGCGCGGATTGAGTTTTCTGCGTACTTTGCAGCTGTGATTTCAATGCGTGGCTTTGTGTAAGCCATTGCTGTTACAGCAGGGCGAGCAGCTTCAACTGCGGCAGCCTCAACTGTAGGTGTTGCTTCGACTGCTGGAGTGGTTTCCACTGTGGCTGTCTCGCTTTCTGTTGGTAGGGTTTCTTCAACGGCTTCATCTTCAGACGCCGCTATATCAGTGACGGCTGCTGACTTAAATGCGGCGGCCTGCACTAAACTGACTTCGAGTAGGTCAGCACTCGATACATACAGCACGCCATTCTTAGGCTTTGCTGCATTGACCATAACTCCGACTGAAAGTCCAGTACGGAGTTCTTCGCTAGCTTCGATTAGAGCATCGGTGCCACGGGATGATTTAGAGATTTTGAAAGATGCAAAGATTCCATCTTCTGTTTCGTTAAAGAATTGAGCGCGGCCGATTGGCTGCTTAGGATCGTGCTCTAGCAAGAGCTTCACTTTGCTTGAATCAGCTATGTTAATCGCGCCACGCTCAAAAACAACAGCACCGGCGGATGTGTTACCCACCTCGCCATTAAAAGGAACGATCTTTCCTGAGATTGTGCGCTCTGACGCATCTGCTGTCAGTTCTGCTGAGAATGTGAGCATCTCTTTCATTGCATGCCTTCGCTTCCGTTAGGTGTTAGGTCTGTCATCTCCATGGCCTGTTCTTGAGTAATCAACTGAAGATCAAGTAGTTCACGGATGATTGAAAGTTCTTTTAGTGGATCGGTGCGGAGATAATTGCTATCGAGATCAAATTTCACGATGTTTCCGCGGGCTGTAATGTCATCCATTGACAGACGATCCTCAATGGCAGAAACGAACGGCTGCAGGGATAGTGTAAGAAACTGAAGCCTCTCGTCCTGGACGTTGGAATATGTCATTGTCGTGTTCTGATCCGCGCTGACATAATAAGGTGGCACGTTGCAAAGGCGAGCAATCTCTGTTGCAAGATTTTGAATCGCTTCGTTGTACATCATGTCCTTAGGGCTAAATCCGACTGCCTCATATTGCAAGGTAGATGTGAGATAGGCTGTCGAACGATTAAGGCGAGCATTCTTCCATGCGGAAAGTAATCCCTGTACTTCGGCAGGTGGAAGGTCTGCGCCTGAGTTGCGAATGTAGCCTGTTGCCATTGGTGTGGCCGCTGCAACTACGCTGGCTTTTTGAATGTCTAGTGCGGCGCGAATTGTTGAGACGCCTGTGTTTAGAATGCCATCGCTTAGCGATTGGAATGTGATAAGGGAACCGAGGCCGTCCATTGGGACTGTAGTGCCATCGATTGCGTAAGACTTAACAAATACATTGTCGCGATCGAGTGTCGCTGTGACTCGGCTGTTAGCAATCCATTCAAAGCGTGAAGGGCGACCATCTTCTTGATAAGTTTCAACTACTTGCCAAAATGCTTGGCCGTAGAATAGAAGTGAATCGACTGTGTAAGCAATAGTGACTGAACGTGGCTGTGAATATGAAGGTTGATCTAGCCAAAGTGGCTTTCCTAATTCTTCACCCGTGGACTTTTTGTAAAGCTCAAGTGGGATGGTGCCGATCGTTCCGGCCAAAAGGTTTCTGCACCTAGCTAACGCGGGCACGCCCATTGCTTCGGTGCGACCGACGTAAGCGAATTGAAATGGCATCGCATAAGGTGAATACTCACCTAAGACCTGAGGTGCGTATTGAGCCTCGACATTTGCTTTCGGTGCTGCACCTGTAAGGCGCGAAAGGATACCCATAGAGGGCAATTATACACTATGCAGTGTAGATTGCTGCGATCTGTTGGGGTTTCATCAACATACTTACAACCATTGCTAGAGAGATTGGGGCTGATACATCGCCAGCACTCTTACGCTTAACGATACGCCATGACGAATCATTTACTTTAGCCGCGCAATTATTCATCTGTTGAATGAGTTCAGCTTGGCCGTTATGCACGACTCTGCCGTGGACTAGACCATCGAGAAGATCAGAGCAAGCCTGATAAAATTGCTGTCCTGAGACGTCCGTCGTAATCTGTCCAGCATTGGCAAGGCGTTCGCTGATTGATTGCGTCGTGTATTTGTCATAGCAGATCATCTTTGGCCGGTACTGATCAGCCCATCCTTTAATGTCAGCTGCAATCTTTAGGTCATCGACTGAGACTTGGCTTTCCCACGTCTGCAAGATTCCGACTCCGATTCTCCCGTCACCCATAATCTGACCAGCAACGAGGCTCGCATTGCGGCGAGATGGAGATACATCGAAGCCGAATATCGTATAACCGCCAGCTGGAATCGAGAGCGTGGCATCGCTGGTCGCCTCAAGTACGCCATGAGGCCACGGACTTTGCAAAGAATCAATCCATTGACATAGAAGCTCAGTTCTAGTGTCCTCAATCTTATTAGTCGCGACAGCTTCTTCAAGTGACTCCTCGGTTATCGTGTGTCCTAATGCTGGATTGGCAAATGCCCATCCATTGCGATCTGTAATCTTGCAATACTGTGGCGCTGAGTATTCATAGAATCCAAAGGACTTAGGCGGTGCGGATAAAGCGCGTTCTCTGAGATTGTTAAGTGTTTCTGAGAAGGCATCGCCGGCATTCGACGTCAGTAGTGTTTGGGAATTAGAGCGTGCACGAGTCGTCGGAATCGCGGCGGTGTAGCCGTCTTTACTGATCTCTCGAACCTCATCAATCCAGAGAAAATCTGCAGTACGTCCACGAGAAGAGTCTCGGGTGTCAGATACGAGGTCAAGAGTCGCGCCGTTCAAGAGCTCTATTCGTTCTCCGCCGTTGGCATATCGGATAGCCTTAGTGCCTGCCTTGAGTTGCGGTGCATTCTCGATGATCCAAGCGATCTCACGAAAGGTCATAAGCGCGGTGGCTCGGTTAGATGACATGATCAAATGCTTCATCTCACCGCCATAAAAGAGACCCCAAATGACGCGCATACGTCCAAGATGGGACTTGCCATTCTGTCGAGCTACCAATAGCAGGGATGTCTTACGAATGTAGTTGCCCTTTGCATCTATGCGCATCATGTCGTCTAAGACCCAGCGTTGCCAAGGCATAAGCGGTGTACCTAGATCATCTGCGAGCTTGGCAATCTCATCTGCCCTAGTTTTGCCCTTGAGAAGTGGACTGTGAAGCCTTGCTTTAATTGCCCCTCGTAGCGGCTGTTTCCGAGTCGCCACTAGTCAGGACTATCTGTGACTGGTCGGGCAGTAAATGGACTGTCTTGGTGTGACTTGGATCTCATCGGGGATATTAAGGAAGAAAAGACAGGGGGGGTGGCCTGTTGTGCTAAAAAAACGCCCTCTGATCGGCTTCCCTTGCGTGAGTTGCACCTTGCACAACAACTCACCAAGTTATCGTATGCAATAGGATCACCACCTT